GGGCAGTCCTGAAAAGTCTAGGCTTATTTGCAAAAACATTTCGCTATAAACGGACTCTCGGACATGCGTCGACCGCCCCTCTATGGCGGGGAGACGTGCGTCGCCTCCTTGCCTTACGAGGGGGGTCGCTACGATCCCAAAAAAAGCAGAATAGCCCCCCTAATACGCTTTTCGTCTCGCCCGTCGATATTGCCGAATAAACGCGGGGCCATTCCCGCCATAGCCGCCATATACGCGCGGAGCTTGTGCATAGCCTCGCGGTCTTTGTATTTGTCCATAGATAAAACGTCAGCTTTAGCCGGGTCTAGTTTAATTTGATTCACGCCTTGGTCGGCTAGCTTCTTAGAAAATTGAAGGGTAAAAGTAAGGACGCCCTCTTCGTCGCAAATAAGCCACCCGGCGCAAAACCCACGGATTAAGGGCTTTTTTGCCCGCTCGAACGAGTCGAGGTCGTCGTCGGTCATGTGCTTTTGATCGGTGTCGATATCCCAAAGCTCGGCAAAGCGGTCGAACTCTTGCTCGGCCATTTCGATAGGCATTTTTTGGGTGTTTTCTTGTTCTGACATGTTAAACCCTCCCGAAGAGTTTATTTTTTAGAGTGGTGCCGCGTCCCTTTGCGTTAAAAACGCCAAGGAAAGGCCGGGAACCGACGCGGCATAGAGTCCCGGATTTAGCCCCGCTTATTGCGGGGTCATTTTACCCGTGCCCATTACGGAGACGGTGGCGGTAGAGCTTTGGTTCGAAAACTGAATTTCGCCCGTTAGTTGACCGGTGCCTTGGAAAATACGGCCGCTCGCGTACGCAATCGTTACGGGAAAAAACTCGTTCCCGTCGGCTAGCGCTTGTAAAAAAGTGTGGTCGTCCCGAAGGTCGTCCACGTCCACGGCTAGGCCATCTAGCGAAAAAGGGGTTACGACCTTTATAAGCCTGGCGCTCCCGTCGCCGTTCGGTAAGACTTCGTTTTCCGAGCCTCCGAGCTTACGGTTAACGTCGGCGTCCGCCGGAACCGCAAACGAGCGACCGTCGAATGAAACACTTTCTATACTTCCACCTACTGACATGGTCTGCCCTCCTTATGCCACTACTGGCGCGGTGCCGAAAAAGAACCCGAAGTCTAAGTCGACGCTAATAATATTCGTGTTTCCCGATAGCTGGACGGTTGTCGTTAAGTCCAAGCGGTCGGGGTTTGTCGGGTTAATCCCTGCGACCGTGGACGCTTTCGCGCTCTCCGGGTCGCTAAGTATGGCCTCGAGGCCTAGGCCGTCGATAACCGAATTAACCGCCGCTACGGCCATGCTAGGTTTCTTAGCAGTGCGGTTCGTAGTTGGTTGGCCGTCTGGGATTAGCGGAGCGCCGTCCCACTCGGGAACCGCGAAAATAAGGTCTAAATTAAAAATGATGTTTTGTAGTTTAATAATGTTTTTAACAAAACGGTACGCCGGCAAAATGTCGCCGTCTGGGTGGTAATAAGTTACCGTGTCCGACAAGTTTATTACGCCGCTTTTAACTTCCGAAGTCGAAACGCCTCGCTTAACGAGGGTGTCTCTTTGGATATAGTTCCACTGGTCAGCGTCGGAGCCCGGAACTAAGCCTGTGGCTTGTTGCGAGCCGTAATCGCTTGCGGGGTTATCGTTAGCCACAACCGCGATACGCGCAACCATTCGAGCCGCCACAACGAACGGAAGCTCGTCGCTACCCGGAGCCGCGAGTGTTACGTTTGTGCGGTCGGTTTTTCTTGCTTCGGGTACGGTCGAAATGGTGTCGACGTCGGTCTCGGTCGAGCCGTTAAACGCTACGAAAGGACGACGAACAAGCGGACCCCAGCGACCCTCGCCAACCGTTGCCAGCTTGTCGAGTGTGGCCGTGTCTTCTTGCTCCATTCCGTTAATGATTAGGGTCTCCCACACGTTGCCCATTTGAGCGAGAGCGGGGTCGACGTCCGGGTTAACTAGCCCGCCGGTCGGTTGTGTGATCGCAAAGCTGACGCCGGTATCGCTAGGGCCTTCGACGCTGATTTTTAAACTATTGGCGCTGGTGCCTTTCCACTTGGATTCGAGGCTTACGTCGGTGCCGTTGTCGGTGGCGAGCATAGGGGATTCAAGAGCGGCCGAAATAGCCGCCGTTATCTTGGCCGTAATTTGGGCCACGGAGTCGCCTATCGCTACGACAAAAGACTCGGAAACTATCTCGTTAATAACGACGTTAAACGCGCCGGCTTTAGTCACCGCGCCGCTAGGCGTTATGTCGCCAGTTGAAGCAACGCCCGAGCCGTCGTCTTCTAGGGGGTAAACTGTTACCGGGATAGTGCCTACGCCGTCGCCGTTAACCGGAAGGACTTCGGAGGCTATAAGGTGGATAGGAGAGCCAAAGCCGTAAATTTGCCCGGCTTCTAGCGCGCTAGAAATCTGTTTTTTATCGGTAGAATATACCGCCGCGCTCGATCCTTGTGCAAGTATCACTACTCTTTGTGGGAGCAACACGACGCGACCGCCTCGAAGGTCTACGAATTCGGTTTTAATGCCAACCACCCGCGCTATCGCGCTTTGTTGTACGGCTGTTGATATAGACATTTTTCCTACCTCTTGATATTTTTCGTTACTTTGCCCGTGCGCGCTCCAAAAGTCAATGTTACGGCGCTAGGGGGTAGATATAATCCGCCTCGAAATAAATCTCGCCCGTTTCTTTTCTTTTGATTTCGGTATAAATGCCCGACAAAGGGATGCCTTCGTATTGCGGAGCGTACTCGTTAAAGTCGACCCGGAAAATAATCCGAGCCGCCGCGATTTGTGTCGCGTTAGTGCCTTCGGGCTGAAATTGTGTAATGCTCTCCGGCCACCGCAAACCCACAACACCTCGCGGCAACTGTAAATACGTATTTTCGGAAGCCATTAAGATATTACGCACAAGGCGCAAAGCCCGGGCCAAGTTAAGCGCCGCGTCTTCGTCCCCGTTAATTTGGCCGCCGTTGCCGTCGTCTCTTGCTTCGCCGAAGCCTACGACGTCTATATTAAACCGGCCCTCGGCCTCTTGGCGCTCGACAACATTGCCTCGAGTGCCCGGAAAGGTACTCGATTCATACCAGACATTTACTACTGGGCTGGTGTCGTCGACTTCTCGTTCTTGAAACTGCGACCACGGATTCGAACGCTCGCTAAAAATCCTTAATTTCCAGAGCATAGGGTCTTCACCCCCGGCGGCTGCTAAGGTCATTTGGTTAGAAACCTCGGCCGTAAGGATAGCCGCGATTTGGTCGCGTACTATTTCGAAAGTGTCTTGCTTGTCTATAAGGCTTTGTAGTGTCATGGCGTCGGGTCGTAGCGCTCCAAAATACAAACAACTAGCCCGAGCGTAAAGTCGGGATTGGACTCTTGCACTTTATAGGTGCGAGGCGCCCCGGCGATATCGTCGAAGCGAACCACCCAAGGCTTAGACGATGAGTCGGCTACGCCCCGGGGTACTTCAAAGCCTAGGCTTTCGAGTGTGGTTATTCTTAGGGTTATGTGGGCGAGTTGCCCCGAGATTAAAACGCCGGTCTCGGGGTCGATAGTTTGGGAAATGTCGCCCGATTGTCCAACTAAATCGGCGCTAAGGCCTACGGGGTCGGTTATATTGATCGGCCACCCGAAGCCCTCGTCCATGTCTTCGAGTATGAACGCGAGATCGTTTTCCGCTACCTCTCTTAAGCCCACGGGTTAGCCATCAATGTATCCTTTTTTCTTAAGCTCTTTAAAGCTGTCCTCGCCTCCCGCGAGCATTTCGGGGCCTATGGCCGAACCTTCGCCTAGGGTGCCCTTGAGCGTAGTTAACGACTTACCTTTCGCAACGACCGGGCCCTCGGGCTTAGGCGCGTCGGTGTCGCCTTGGTCGCCTTCGTCGACTTGGTCGCCTTCCGTTTCCTTAGCTTTCTTTTGAGCTCGTAAGCCTTTAGCTATTTCCGCTAGTTCGGCGTTACCCATATCGTCGAGGCCCGCCATTTTGTCGAGGCCTAGCTCTTCGGTTAGTTTGTTAATATCGGCGATATGCTTTTCAGATTTAGCCATTTTTTTTGCTCCCGGAGATTATTAAAAAAGTGTTTTAAAAACAAAAAAAGGCGGCGCAAAGGCCGCCTTTTTAAAAGGTCTAGCTATTTTCTACCTCTTAAGGTTGTGTATCAATACAACCAAAACCGTCAATTTGCACGGGGATAAGAAGCGGGCGGCTTT